ACAAACAATATAAGGCATAAATATTATTATGATATTACGTGAGTTATTTTATTTCGACAAAGAAACACTAGAACCAACAACAGACAATGGTTATGAGCCAGAGTATGATACATCTGTTGTTGATCCCGATGACAAGCGTAAAACTAGACTAACACTACGTCAAATCAACAGAGCCCGTAAAGCATCCGAACTACATACTAGAGAGCAATCTAAAGAATTAGATTTCGTTAGACAAATGTATGGGATCGCAGCACAACAACAAGCTGCCGGGATTTAATGGCAAAATTAGACAAGACTCTTTATTCTAAAGAAGAAGCTGCACGGCTGATGGCCGAACGCAGAAGTGAGAAAAAGCAACTTCAAAAAGAAGCTGCTAAACCGCAGACAGTTTCTTATTCAATAAATCAAAAAAGAAAAGATCATTACCAACTAAATGCGTTTGTGTTAGGCAATGGGTTAAGCAGAGAACCAATTGATCCTAATGATATGTCTAAAATTGGTCCTGTATATGGGTGTAATGCATTGTACAGAACATTTAGTCCTGACTATCTTGTTGCAGTAGATGTAAAAATGATTCTTGAAATTAACAAAGCAGGATATCAACACAACAACGAAGTATGGACTAATCCTAATAAAGCATATGGTGCTATGCAAAATTTAAATTTTTTCAAACCTTCAAAAGGATGGTCAAGTGGTCCAACAGCATTATGGCTAGCAGCACAGCATGGACATAGAAATATTTTTATTTTAGGATTTGATTACAAAGGTTTAGAAAACGGAACAAAGTTTAACAACATATATGCTGATACAAAAAATTACAAACAAAGTAGAGATGGTGCTACATTTTTTGGAAATTGGCTAAGACAAACAAAATCTGTAATAGAAAATCACAAAGATATTAATTTTTACAGAGTAATAGCACCAGATAATTATCGACCTGACGAACTAAATAAATTAAACAATTTAACAACAATTGATATAAAAAATTTCCAAAATATGTTTGGAATTTGATATTTTCTTAAAAAATGGCTGTTTTGAGCCTATATCTACGCATATTTTCCTATAAAGAGTAAATAATAGTGACAGCCTTACCATAGGTAAAACATTTATAGGAGAAAACAATGGCAGATCGCAACAAGTTTGAAGAAATGCTTGAGCGTCTTATCAACGAAGATAAAGAAGGCGCTGAAGAGCTATTTCACGAAATTGTGGTTGAAAAATCACGTTCAATATACGAATCCCTACTAGAAGATGACTTAGCTGATGAAGAAGTTGATGAAGCTACTGATGAAGAAGTAGATGAGTCAGACGACGAAGAAGTTGATGAGTCAGATGATGAAGAAGTAGATGAGTCAGATGATGACGATTTAGAAGAAGAATTTGACCTAGACGAATTTGAAGTTGAAGGCGAAGACGAAATGGACCCTGCAGGCGACATGATGGGCGATGCAGAGATGGACATGGGTGATGAGCCAGAAATGGATATGGACATGGGCGACGAAGAAGGCGGAGACATGGAAGACCGTGTTGAAGACCTAGAAGACGCACTAGATGATCTTAAAGCTGAATTTGAAAAGCTAATGGCTGGCGAAGACGGCGATGATGACATGGGCGGCGATGACGACGACATGGACATGGGTGATGAAGGCGACGACGAAGGCGAAGAAGAGCCAGAAGAAGAAGCAATGGCATTCGAAGCTGACGATGAAGAAGTCGATGAAGCATCAGATGAAGAAGTTGAAGAAAAAACAACTCCTAAGTCTGAAACAGAGCAGATGCGCGAATATGTAGAAAAAGTAACAGCTAAAATGGGCGACAACGGTGCAAACACTAAGTCACCAGTAGCTGGTAAAAATGACATGGGTGGCACTGCTTCTAACTTGGTACAAGGCGGTGACGGCGGAAACGGCGGAACACAAGGCGGACTAGCTCAACCATCAACAAAAGAGGACAACATGGGTAACGTGAATGTTCCAGGTGGTAAAGCAAGTAAGTCAATGAAGTCTATGCCAAAGGGCCACGGCGCTGAGAAAAAAGGCAGTGGCGAAAACGCAGCTAATAAAAAATCAATTATTGGCGGCAAATAAGGACTAAGGATGAATAACTTATTAAGAGAGCATTTGACATTCGACCAAGCGAAAGTGGTAGTTGAGAATGCCAACGACGGGAAAGACCTTTACATGAAAGGTATCTGCATACAAGGAGGTGTGCGTAATGCAAACCAACGTGTATATCCTGTAAATGAAATTGGCAGGGCTGTCAAAACTCTCAATGATCAGGTAAGCGGAGGATATAGTGTTCTTGGTGAAGTTGATCATCCAGAAGGTCTTAATATTAACCTGGACAGAGTCAGTCACATGATTACCGAAATGTGGATGGATGGTCCAAATGGTTATGGAAAAATGAAAATTTTACCAACACCGATGGGACAACTAGTTAAAACAATGCTGGAAAGCGGAGTTAAACTAGGAGTCTCGTCAAGAGGTTCTGGTAACGTTAAAGAAGATGGTAGCGGCGAAGTCAGTGATTTTGAAATCATAACTGTTGACGTTGTTGCACAACCAAGTGCTCCAGGGGCGTATCCAACGCCAATCTACGAACACTTGATGAATGCCAGAGGTGGCTACAAGGCTTACGAACTAGCACAGGCAACTAAAGAAGACTCAAAGGCACAGAAGTATCTAAGGGAATCGTTGGTGAATATCATCAACCGACTCCAGTAAAAGGAGAAAAATATGTTGGATGCACTAAAAACTTTATTCGAAAATGATGTAGTTTCCGAAGAAGTGCGCCACGAAATCGAAGAGGCTTGGAACAAAAAGGTCAAAGAAAACCGTCAACAGGTAACAGCTGAACTACGTGAAGAGTTCGCTCAAAAGTATGAGCATGATAAGCACACAATGGTAGAGGCAATCGACTCTATGATTAGTGAGCGTCTTGCTTCAGAAATTGAAGAATTTGCAGAGGATCGTAAGCAACTAGCAGAAGCAAAAGCAAAATATGCAGTAGCAATGCGTGAAAACGCAGGTCTACTAAAAACTTTTGTGGTTGATCAACTATCTAAAGAAGTTGGCGAGTTACATGAAGACCAAAAATCAATGGCATCCAAGTTTAAAATGCTTGAAGATTTCGTCGTAGAATCACTTGCAAAAGAAATTGCAGAATTCAACGAAGACAAAAAAGATCTAGCTGAAACTAAAGTACGTTTAGTACGTGAAGCTAAATCACACTTCAACAAGTTGAAAACTCAGTTTGTTGAAAAGAGTGCTGACAAGGTGGCTAAAATTACTGACAAAGTTCTTAACAGAGAAATTAGTCAGCTAAAAGAAGACATCGAAGTAGCACGTAAAAATGACTTTGGTCGCAAGTTGTTTGAAGCATTTGCATCTGAATATGCTGGTTCTTATCTCAATGAAAAATCAGAAACTGCTAAGTTACTGAAAGTTGTTGAGCTTAAAGACAAGCAATTAGCAGAAGCAAAAGTTAAAGCAGCTGAGAAAGCTAAATTAATTGAAAGCAAAGAAGCTGAAATTAAAGCGGTTAACGAAGCGGCTCAAAGAAAACAAAAAATTGATGACTTGATTGCACCTTTAAACAAAGGCCAAAAAGACATCATGATAGATTTACTGGAAAGTGTTCAAACACCTAAGTTGCAATCGGCGTTTGACAAATACCTACCGGCAGTAATAGACGGTAAAACTCCAGCTAAGAAGGCACAATTAACAGAAGGCAAAGAAGTAACAGGCAATAGAGAAGAAACTAACGTTAGTGACAAAGCAAGTGATAACAACGTAATTGAATTACGTAGACTTGCTGGATTAAATTAAGGAGAAACCAAATGTCAGAACTATTAGAAAGTCGCTGGCAGGATACAAAAACTGCACTTCTTGAAGGCCTTCAAGGCACAAAGAAACAGGTGATGGCAACCACTCTAGAAAATACACGCTCGTATTTGGCAGAGACTGCTACAGCTGGTGCAACTTCTGCCGGTAATGTTGCAACTCTTAACAGAGTTATTTTACCCGTCATCAGACGTGTAATGCCAACAGTGATTGCAAATGAACTAGTTGGTGTTCAGCCTATGACTGGACCAGTGGGTCAAATCCACACACTAAGAGTACGCTACTCAGATACAGTAGGCTCAGGCGCAAGCGGAGCAGTAGCTGGTGAAGAAGCTCTTAGCCCATTCAAGATTGCTGAATCTTATTCAGGTGACGGTACAAACGCTCCAGCAGCGACTGCATCACTTGAAGGTAGTGCTGGAAACAGACTATCAATTCAGATCTTGAAGCAAACAGTAGAAGCAAAAACCAGAAAGCTATCAGCTCGCTGGACTTTTGAATCTGCTCAGGACGCTCAGTCACAGCATGGTATCGACGTTGAAGCAGAAATTATGGCTGCTTTAGCACAAGAAATTACTGCTGAAATTGACCAAGAGGTTCTAGGATCTTTATCAACTCTAGCAGGAACAGGAACTGATACATTTGATCAGGCTGCTGTTTCAGGTACAGCTACATTTGTTGGTGACGAACATGCTGCATTAGCAGTTCTAATCAACAGAGCGGCAAACAGAATTGCACAGAGAACAAGAAGAGGCGCAGGTAACTGGGCTGTTGTATCTCCTGCAATCTTAACTGTACTACAATCAGCTACAACTTCAGCGTTTGCAAGAACTACAGAAGGTTCTTTCGAAGCACCAACTAACACTAAGATGGTTGGTACTTTAAACAACGCTATGAAGATCTACGTCAACACATATGCTGCTGACGATGATGTACTAGTTGGTTACAAAGGTTCAAGCGAATCAGACGCTGCAGCGTTCTACTGCCCATACATTCCGTTAATGAGCAGTGGCGTTGTATTGGATCCATCAACATTTGAACCAGTAGTGAGCTTTATGACTCGTTACGGTTATGTTGAGCTTTCAAACACAGCTTCATCGCTTGGTAATGCTGCTGACTACTTAGAAAAAGTAGAAGTAACAGCTGCAAACCTAAGCTTCAGCTAAGATTAGCAATTATAAAACTAGAAAGGGCGGCATTTATGTCGCCCTTTTTTTATGACTTTTTTGTCTATTCTGCATACATTGATAAATACATATGTCAGATAGTGTGCCGCGAGGCGGACTTATGCAGATACCAACTGCGTACCGGATAGAACCCGGATTGGACTACTTATATAGGAGAAAAAAAATGGGAAGACCTTTAGCAAAAGACGTAAATGGCGTTGATGTAATTGGTGAAGCAACAAGCAACACTGGTATAAGAGTAGAGTTTTATGATACTCAGTTAAGAACCGACGGTGGTATTGTAAAACAACGTGGTGCAAAAACTTTTGTTGTTGCACAAGAAGCAAACTTAGATACAACTAATCTAAAAGATTCAACAAACACCACAACAGCAGTT